ACACCTCACTTCATGCTGGGCATCATGTCTAAAGTGGCATCACCAAATACACCACCGGTATACGAAGTACCGACTGGCGCTGTCGAAGGTCGCCCCTTAGGTTGGTCATCCACGATCTGGCTTGTTTCCGGTAACTGAATCTGCAAATGTGCCTTGTTGTCAGCAACACGTTTTAAGAATGCGATTGCATCTTCATAACGCTGTCGCACCTCTTCGGTGGGTTGCTGAAAGTAAAGACGATAACGTGCGATATCACACGCCATACGCTTTAAGTTGCTGGGCACATTAGGCAATGGCAAAGGATAACGACCACCGATGTGACCGTTAATTTCCTCTGTTGCATCCTGGATTGCATCAGTTACTGAGGACTGAGAAGGAAGCATCGTTTTTAGATTTCCAATCTCATCACCAAATCGTGCGACCAAATCTGCTTCAGTCGCATACATAGATCACCTACTTGGTTTCGTCAGTCGCTTTAGAGTCTGCTTTAGGTTTAGCAGCTGGTTTAGCCTTTTCAAGCTCAGCCACTTTAGCCTTCAGATCAGCAACTTCTTGATCAACTTGCGCCTTGTCAGCAGCTGCTGTCTGATTAGCTTTGGTTAAGGCTTCATTGGCTGCTGTCAGCTCAGCATTAGCCTTTTCAAGCTCAGCCAAGCGTGCAGCGGTATTGTCTGCTTTAGGCTCTTCCGGCTCTTGATATTCTTCAATAGCCCCAGATGCTAAAAGGGCCTGAAGTTGTTTAGCTTCAAGCCCTTTGATTTCATCACCTGGCATAAAATGCCCGATGGATTGTTTTGCTGTGTACTTCGGCATGTCTTGCTCCTTATAGAGTGATAAAGCCAGTACCACCAACGACACCGTTCTTATTAGACGGCACAACCAGTGGAGCAGATTCGGTCATCAGCATGATGCCGCTTGGATCTTCGCAGTACCACTGACGATCAAAGTATTGCTGAGCAACGCCGTTGGCCAACACAATCTCATCACGTACCGCGAAGAAGGTGCTCATCTATAAAACTCCCGACAATATCCAAAACCATGACTTCATCTTCCGCATCAAGACCGAGTTGAGTTCGAGGCGGTAGAATCGACTGCTTAACTTTCCGATATTGACCACCCACTGCAAAAGTGATGTATTGGCCATTCTTGGGTAGGATGGTTGCGCCGTAATGCAGATGTGGTGCGTACGCAACATCTGTACCCACCTCCACACCGCTTGAAAGAACATTATGTGTGTAGGAATTCATTAAGCGGCCAGTATCACGTAGCGTCTCGCCACCCTGCATACGTGCACGCCATGAAATCTTCCACGGGTTACCATCCACACCAGTACCGGTTAAAAACCGATGCTGAATACTATTCACAAGCCCAGCACCAATCTCATCAAACAACTGGTTCCTCAACGAATCAAAGTTACCCAATTGGTTCAGCACTGCTTCAATAGGTGAGCTATCGGCTCGAATGGTTATTGCGAAAGCCATAAACACCTCACTTCATGCTGGGCATCATGTCTAAAGTGGCATCACCAAATACACCACCGGTATACGAAGTACCGACTGGCGCTGTCGAAGGTCGCCCCTTAGGTTGGTCATCCACGATCTGGCTTGTTTCCGGTAACTGAATCTGCAAATGTGCCTTGTTGTCAGCAACACGTTTTAAGAATGCGATTGCATCTTCATAACGCTGTCGCACCTCTTCGGTGGGTTGCTGAAAGTAAAGACGATAACGTGCGATATCACACGCCATACGCTTTAAGTTGCTGGGCACATTAGGCAATGGCAAAGGATAACGACCACCGATGTGACCGTTAATTTCCTCTGTTGCATCCTGGATTGCATCAGTTACTGAGGACTGAGAAGGAAGCATCGTTTTTAGATTTCCAATCTCATCACCAAATCGTGCGACCAAATCTGCTTCAGTCGCATACATAGATCACCTACTTGGTTTCGTCAGTCGCTTTAGAGTCTGCTTTAGGTTTAGCAGCTGGTTTAGCCTTTTCAAGCTCAGCCACTTTAGCCTTCAGATCAGCAACTTCTTGATCAACTTGCGCCTTGTCAGCAGCTGCTGTCTGATTAGCTTTGGTTAAGGCTTCATTGGCTGCTGTCAGCTCAGCATTAGCCTTTTCAAGCTCAGCCAAGCGTGCAGCGGTATTGTCTGCTTTAGGCTCTTCCGGCTCTTGATATTCTTCAATAGCCCCAGATGCTAAAAGGGCCTGAAGTTGTTTAGCTTCAAGCCCTTTGATTTCATCACCTGGCATAAAATGCCCGATGGATTGTTTTGCTGTGTACTTCGGCATGTCTTGCTCCTTATAGAGTGATAAAGCCAGTACCACCAACGACACCGTTCTTATTAGACGGCACAACCAGTGGAGCAGATTCGGTCATCAGCATGATGCCGCTTGGATCTTCGCAGTACCACTGACGATCAAAGTATTGCTGAGCAACGCCGTTGGCCAACA